GCGGGCCGCAATCTCGATCGTGTTGGAGAAACAGGGCTGGGTTGGAGATCCGGGTGCGCTGAAGGGCGACAAGAGCGAGTCGCCGATGGCGCAGCTGGCGCGTGCGCAAGGCATCGGCGGTGACGAGGAACTGTCGGAAGACGCTCGTGAAGTTGCGGTTCAACGCTACAGGGAGTTTCTCAACAGATCCGGCGGCGTGCTTGAACTCGATGCAGGGTTCAAACCGCACGCACTGTCAACCGGTTCACCAACCGCCGAGGAGGCCAAGTCAATTGTGATGATTGAGCGGCGCGTATGCGCTGCATTGAGAACAACGCCAACCGCACTGCTCGGTGATTATGCATCAATCTCGTTCAGTGCCATTCAGGGTTCCAATGTTCAGGACCGAGAGGCGATCAACGACAAGCAAACCATGCTGGAACAGGGTTGTCTGTTGCCAATCTTTCGCGACCGAGCAAGGATGCAGGCAATGCGGTTGCAGCGGCAGTTTCCGGAGATCGACAAGCAAGACTGGGATGCGCTGCTCAATCCGGAAATAGTTCTGAGAAGCTATGTTGTCATTGACAAGCAACGGCTGATAAAGCCACTGTTGGACAGCTTCGACAAGGGCGTTCTGACATGGTCGGAAATGCGAGAGGAACTCGGCTATTTTGCATCGGATCCCGAAGCCGTCATTGAGGAGTGGAAAGAGAACCGGCGCATGTTAGGGTTGCCGGACACGCCAACGGCGGCGCAACAGCCGCCTGTAAACGGCGGCGGTGACAGTGAACCAGATGAAGACGATGACGAGGATGATGACGAATGACGGCAAAATTCAGCGCCATATTTGTCACCGAGCGACATTTCTACGGCGTCCGATGGGCGCGAAATTCCGAGGGTTACTACAAAGCCAGACACTTTGTAGGCAACTGCCAAGTCAACAAGAAGCATCTGTTTTGTGCGAGACTGACGCTGGCTAGTGGACTGCCTGTTTTGTGGCGTCACGGTTGGGGCGAGGCAATGGCGGTTGGCAGGGTTTTAAGCATGCGCTTCGAGGGCAAGAAACTTCTCGGCGAGATGGCAATTGACGACACTACATACTCGTCATTGGTGGCTGGCGGCGTGGAGTCGCTAAAGATGGGCATAAACTCGGGCGTGTCCTGCGGCTTCAGGTTTCTCGATGACAAATCGTTCGAAGTGACCGAGCGTGAAGGCACGCTTGCAAAGCCGGACAAAATAAAGTATGGGCGAATGGAGTTGATGGAAGTGTCGTTGACGCCAATGCCCAAAATCGCCGACTGCGGCATCACAGGAGAAGTGGAATGAAACCGCGAACTACAAATCTGCTATTGGACGATCGAGAGAGCGCAACGCATCTCGACAGCGGCATTGCGCTGCTGTTGGACGACCCAGCTGGGACGACCACACTGGATGGCACGATCGGCGCGCCGCCAACCAACCAGCTGGAACTCGGCGAACCGACACCGGTTGAAATCTCGACCGATGGCATTGAGGCAGTGCTGGCAAAGCACTTGGAAAGCCAGCGTGCGCAGTTCGAGGCGCAGTTGGCAACGATGAACTCCAATGCAAAGATTGCGCAGGCGGACTCTGCATTGCAACAGCAAATCCAGACTGCGATTGGCACTGACAAAGCGACAGTGGAATACAGAGACGCACTGAAGGAGTTGCGGCTGGCATTGCACGCCGATGACGACACCAAGAAGTCGGTTGCCGACATCCTGACGCAAGCCACAAACCTTGCGCATGCAAGGGTTGAACAGATGCAAGCCGCCGGCGGTGACGGTTCGCACGGCGAGATTGCCGACCCTCAGCAAATCGATCAAAGCGGCATGGCGTTCGACATGCGCAGTTTCATGGGTGCGCTGATTGACGACTTGGAGGCGCAAGGAGGCAACTTCAGCGTTGAACGACTTGGCAGAAATGCAGGAAGTCCGGAGACCGAGTATGTCAAGGCCTGCTTGTCTGGCGAACAGAAGAATTTCATTGACCGCACGATTGACAAGGTCAACCTCGCTGCCAGACGCGCCGGCGCACGCAATCCGTGTTCAATCCCGTTTCCAGTGATGGCATCGGTCGGCAGGTACGGCGAGGCGCAACTGGCTGAAACCTATGTTGAGTCTGTCACTGCCGGTGCGCAACGCCGTGAGCCGACTTTCCGGAGCGATCTTCTCGTGCCATTCTTTAGGCCGACATCGATAATCCGACAGCTTGGCGTGCCAATGATGGTCATAAGCAACGACCAGACCTTGCCGCGATTGACGCAATCGTTGAAGGGTCAGTGGTTGACAGAACAACAGGAGATCACGGACGGAAACCTGACATTCGTGTCGATGACGACTTCACCGCACCGGCTGGGCATCCGTGACGACATCACTTGGATGAACCTCGCCGCTGCCAACGCGCAACTGTCGATCATGCCGCTTGCCGGCATGGAGATGACCGCTGGGATGGCGGAAAGCGAAGAGGAGGCGGTGTTTGTCGGCAGTGGGACAGGCGCAGAACCTGTAGGCATCCTGTCGCATGCTGGCGTGTCAGCTGAGGCTATCACTAGCAACGCGCCGACATTTGCGGACATCCTGAATATCCAGCGGAGTTTGCAGGATGTGAACATTCCAGACTCGCAGGCGCGGTTTGCTATCACGCCCGGAATTCGGTCGCATTTGTCGCAAATCTTGCGGTTCCCGGGCAACACCGGCGGCGGCAATCGAGCACTCTATGAGGGCACTCGCTACACGAGTCCGGCTGGCGCAGGCATCGGCGGCGACATGGGATTCATTGTCGAGAAGCCGGCGTTTGTCTCGAATTACTTGCCGCGCACGCTTGGAGCGGCGAACAACGAGCATGCGTTGCTGTACGGAGTGTATCAGTATTTCATGCAGTTTCAGTATTCGATGGCGTACCTGACGATTGACGACATCTCGCAAGCGGTGACGGCGACAACGAGGGTCACGATCAACAAATTCTGCGACAATTTCATGCGGCTGCCGACAGCGTTTACGCAGGCGCATTGGATACCAGCAGCGTAAGGAGCGACAATGAAGAAATTTAGTGAACTGCCGGCAGTGGACTTTGCGACCACCCTGCATCCTAGCAGGCGCGTGTTCGAGGAGTTTATGGAGGCGATTGGACACCAACGCTTCATATTTGCTCGTGTCCAGCGTGGCGCCGTCTTTGCAAAGTTTCAACGCCCGGGAGATGCGCGCACGCTTGTCCGGTCGGCGGAGGCTTGCATGCCGGGGGATCTGTTGCAGATCGAGATGATTGCCAAATGCCGCCATGGGCAAACGCCTGAGGAGATTGCATGGATGCTGGCACGCGGCATCATTGCGCCGGCAACGCAATCCGAGTTCGAGGACGCGCCAGACTGGCAGGAACAACAGACGCAGCGCGCTGCGGAGTTGGAGCAACAGCGGCTTGAAAGGCTTGACCATGACGCACGGATGGAGCAGCGTGTGTCCAAACTGGAACGGCTGTTGACCGAGTTCATGGACACCGTCACGGCGGCGCAAAAGGCAGCGTGACCACACCGTTCTCGCGTGAACAGTCCGATCTGGCGATTTGGCCGGAGACGATTGTGTTGGTGGATTGCAATGGCGGTCTGCATGAAGTGCGAGGGCGGCTAACAATTGCACCGGAGGCAACAGCTGACATTGAGGCCATTGCCTCCGGTGGCGGTGACCAAATTCACTGCGAACTGCCGTCAACCAGCAACGACATCCAATATGTCAGGCGCACGGTTGACGGCATTGTGCGGCAACACCAAGTGCTTGACCAAGAACAACGGCTGGCGCTGTTTGGTCACATGCGGCTGGCAATCCAATCGCACTGGGAGACGCCGTGATGCCAGCCGACATCAAAGTGACCGCCAACGCAAAAGTCCTGCAGAAGCGGATGCAGGAATTGCAGAAGCGCAACAGCGACTTGCAACCGGTGTATGCCGAGATTGCACCCAAGCTGGTTACGACAACGCAGTTGCGGTTCAAATTGCAACAAACGCCAACCGGCAAGTTTTGGAAGCGATCGGCGTCGGCAAGACGCGAGAACCGCAAAACATTGATTAAGTCAGGCAACTTGCTTCGATCTATCGAGGCAACCTATGACAAGCGCGAAATCCAAGTTGGCACAGATGAGAAATACGGTCGTTTCTACCAAGTCGGCGGCGCACGAGCAAAGACACGCCGTGGACGCCGTCTTGTTCAACGCAAGTTTCTCGGCATCGGCAAGCGCGACAGGAAGACGATGTACGCAATCATAGCGCGGCGCATGAAAGAAGCGGCGGGTGTGGACTAGTGCTGGTAGCTGTCGCCAACCAGATGGTCGCTCTGGCATCTGATGCACTGCATCAGGCGATCGGAGACAACGACATCGAGATCGATCATGGACCAGGCGCGTGGGACGGCGAGTACATAGAGGATTTGCTGACAACTCTGCCAGCCGTGCGTGTTGCGCTAATGAGCGCCGTTGTCGCCAACGAGACATCACTGTCACTGCGCCCTTCGGAATGGGCTATCTATGTTGCGGTCGGATGGGGCCAATGCCGCACGCCAACAGAAATACAGCTAGGCGCGGATGGCACGCACACGATACTCGATGCGCTTCTTTATGGCATGCACAACAGTCAGCTGAGAGCGGACAACGGCGTTCTGATTGGACACTGCAAGATGCAGACCCTGTCAAATCTGTGGCAGGGAGGTTTCCGCCGGTTGCGGATTGCCGTGTTTCAGATGACAGCCGTGGTAGACATGCCAATCGAACTGGAAAGACCGGATGGCACGCTTCGAGAGTTCCTGCGAACCGGCGTTGAGTGGGACATTGACGGCGGCGGCGAACCAGACATGACTGACACGATCAACATGAGGGAGGCAACCTAATGCCTATCAGCTTCAACCAAATTCCGGCGAATGCACTTGTGCCATTCAATTTTGTGGAGTTTGACGGCAGCCGTGCGGTAACGCCGACTGGCACTTTCCGCTCATTGCTCATTGGACAGCGTCTGGCATCCGGAAATGTCTCGGCAAACAGTCCGGTGCAAATCAACTCGGTTGCCGCCGCTGAAATAGCGTTTGGTGCGAACTCGATGCTGGCATTCATGGCGTCGCGCTTCCGACAGAACTCGCCATTGGCAGAGATGTGGTGCGTTGCGCTGGATGATGTGGCAGCGGGATCCGCAGCCGATGCCGAGATACAGGTAACCAGCGCGGCAACGGCGCGTGGAGAAGTTGCGCTGTACATCGCCGGACGGCGCGTTGCAGTGCCATTGGCTGGCGGTGAAAGCGTAAACGCAACTGCCGCCGCTATCAATGCCGCTATCACGGCGCAGGTTGCGACACTGCCAGCCACTTCGGCGGTGGCTAATGACACTGTAACGATCACGCACAGGCATCTCGGGCCAATTGATATGGATGTGCGGTTCAACTACCAGAACACGGACATCTTTCCAGCGGGATTTGCGGCGACTATCACTGCAACCGCTGGCACTGGCACGCAGCCAACAGCGGACATTGACGCTGCATTGGCGACCGTTCAGGAGGAGAAGTTCGATCTGATTGCGCACGACTACACCGATCCAACCAGCGTTGCGGCGATCGAAGCGGCGTTGGAAACTCGCTGGGGACCGGCAACGCAATTCGGCGGATTGGCGATAGGCAGCTACAGATCGGCGAATGCCACGCCAGCCGAGGCAACGACATACGGCAATGCTCGGAATTCGCGGTTTGCTTGCACGATCGGTCACCAAAGTTCACCAACGCCAACCTATGAAATGGCTTCGGCAGTCATTGGTGCGGTGCATCAACCGGCGGCGAACGACCCTGCCAGACCTTTCCAAACATTACAGGTTCACGGCGTGCTGCCGCCGGAAGCCGGCGAGCAGTGGAACACGGCGGCAAGAAACACCGTGTTGGGAGATGGGATTGCAACCTACCGCGTTGGCGCTGGCGGCATCGTTCGCATTGAGCGCTTGGTAACGAACTATCAGGAATCGCCAGCTGGCACGCCTGACGCTGCATTCAGGGATGCAAACACACCGCTGACGCTTCAATATCTCCGCACCGATTGGCGGCAGTATTTTGGCGGGAAATACGGTCGCCACAAGCTTGCTGACGATGGCACGAGGTTCGATGATGGACAGCCGATCATGACACCCTCGCTAGGGCGTGCGGAGGCCATTGGACGAGCGAGGCAGTGGGAATCCGCAGGACTGATTGAGAACGCCGACGCGTTCAAAGAGGGTCTGGTTGTAGTCAGAAATGCCACGGACAGGAACCGGCTTGACTTTCTGATGACGCCTGATTTGGTCAACCAACTGAGGGTGACCGGCGTGCAAATTGCATTCGCACTGTAGGGAGACAGACATATGGAACGCATTGGAGGCCTGCTGTACTTCAAAGTCGATGGCAGGCAGTATAGCGCAAAAGGAGAGTTTACCTACAACTTGGGAGCGCACAAACGGACAACCGTGGTAGGCGTGGACGGAGTTCACGGCTTCACTGAAATGCCGCAGGCAGCCTATGTTGAGGGTGAAATTTCAGACAGAGGCACGCTGGATTGGAAGCAGTTCACCGAACTGGCGAATGTCACCGTGACGCTGGAACTTGCCAACGGCAAGACCTGCGTGTTCAGAAATTCCACATACACCGCTGACGGCGAACGCCAGAGCGAGGAGGGAAACGGTCAATGCCGCTTCGAGGCAGTCACGGCTGAGGAGATCGTCTAGATGGACAATGTCATCAAGCTGGAATATCCAATCCAAGCGCATGGCGAGGAGGTCACCGAGTTGGTGTTTCCGGAGCGGTGCAAGGCACGGCATATGCGTGGTTTGAATTTCAATCCCACGATTGACGACATGCTCGACAAGCTTGCGAACTTGGCACGGATCCCAAAGAGTTCGATCGATCAGGTTGACAAGGATGATGTGGTCAGGCTGATGGACTTCTATGGCGAGTTTTTTTCCATGCCCGACACTTCCGAGACCTGAATGAGTTCGAGCAGGCAGTAGAAAACATAGTCTTCTATTTCAGGTTTCAGCCTAGCGAGATGGACAGGATGCCGGTGGAACAGGTTGTTCGTTGGTGTCGGGCAATGGTGCGAATAGACAGGGAACGGCATGGCACGCGATCTTAGGCTAAGCCTTGTTGTCTCGGCGCAGGACAGGGCAACCAAGCCTCTTAAGCGGATTCAAAAGAACATCGACCGGCTAGTCCGCAAGACCGGACTGGAACGCGTTGGCAGACGCTTGCGTGATGTTGGACGAGGGTTCGCAACGGCGGCGGACAACGCACGAGCAAGCGCAACGGCGATTGGCGTTGCCGCCGGCGCAACTGTCGCTGCATTCGGCTTGATGACCGGAAACTACACGCGGACAGCCGACCGACTGGCCAAGAGTTCTGCCAAGTTGGACATTCCGGTCGAGCAGTTGCAGCGGCTGGAATATGCAGCCGCACGCACTGGCACGGCGCCTGAGCAAATGGCAACATCGTTGACATATTTGTCGCGAGCGATCTCCGAAGCGGAGCGCATGCCTAAAGGAACGATGGCGACCATGTTTAACGACATGGGCATCTCGGTGCGAGACAATGAAGGCAACATGAAGGACATGTTGACAATCTTCTACGAGGTTGCGGATGCCATTGACGCGCAGCCAGACAACTCCAATGCGCTGGAGGCGATCGCAAAACTGTTCGGCTTCCGGTCAACGCAACTCCGCACGATGTTTGAGGGAGGAGCGGACGGCGTGCGCTTGTTGGGTGACGAGTTCGAGCGTGTCAACGCAACTCCAATCACCGAGGAAATGGCCAAAAGAGCCGAGGAGTATGAAGACCGCGTCTTGGACATGAAGACCGCAATCGGCGGACTGCGCAACGCGGTAGTCGATCAGTACATGCCGGACCTGACGCAGGCGATGCAGGACTGGCAGCAATGGGTGACTGAGAACACGCCTGCAATCGCTGCAAAGTTCAGAGAGATGACGGACGGCATATCCGATGACTTCTCCTCGATAGTGGCATGGATCAAGCGCAACACCGAACGACTTGGCGAGTGGTACGACCGAGTCGAGGAGGGCATCCCGATTGTCGGAAAGCTGAGCGATGCATTGGGTGAGCAGACCGATGGATGGTGGGAAACTCAGCACTCCGTCTATGCTGGCGCAGCTGCATTCTCGCTGTTGTTCAAGCGCGCAAGAGCAGTGTACAAATTTCTGCTTCGAGCAAAGTGGCAAACAATCAAGTTGCTAGTAACTGGCATCGGCTTGGCGGCATTCGGCGTGTGGAAGGGTTTGAAAGCCGTTCGCAGAATACTGCGAGGCAAGCCATACAACGCCGGTCGGGGGCAACCGCGAGGCAGCGGACAAACGCCGGCGCAAGGCACGGCTGCCAGCCAGACACGGGCAACATCCGCGCCGAGGCAAACCGCCAGAAGCGCAGGACAGGCGTGGCAGTTCGGCGGCGGCAAGAACGCTCCATTTGGAGCGGGATCTGGGCCTAAAGCACCAAGCGCACCGCAAGCGCCACGGACGATGCAGTCTCCAAAATTGCCGTCCTTCACGAGGGTTCGGACACCGAACACACCGAAGCAACAGGCTAGGATGGCGCAGCAATGGCAAGCGCCGCGTGGGTCATCTGTAGCAAGTGGTCCGTGGGGCGCACCGCAAGCGCCTAGTGGTCCGGGAAATCCCTCACCGGGCCAGACGCAATTGCCGAGAAGCAGTGCAGTCCGGCAAAGCAGTCGTTTCCAGCAAATGAACCGTGGCATGTCTGGTACGCAATCAGGCGCAGGAGGTTCATGGGCAATCCGCGCAACCGGCATCGGCATGAGAGTTGCCAGAGGCGCAACGCCAGTCGGCGTCGCGACAATCATTGGCGAGGCAGCATACCGTGCGTTTGCAGACGCTGGCAAGAGGCATAGAGGGTCAGCTGGGCCAGCGTTCAATCCGACATTCGGACAGATGCAACAGACATTCAGGCCTGACCAAATGCCGCAGGTTGGTGGCAAAATTGTCATCCAGATAGATGACAACAGGACGACCGTAACGAGCGTTCAATCCGACAATGAGCAAGTTCCTATTGAAGTGTCAACTGGCTACTCGATGCCAGATGTCATGACAATCTCGCCGTGAATGCATGGCTTGGCGAACTCGATACAGGCGCGGAAGTTTCCGAGGAGCGCCGTTCTTTCTGCAACGGCATGACAGTCTGGTTGGCGGTCGCCGAGTAGCGCTGCATCAATACCCACTGCGAGACACGCCATATCCAGAAGACATGGGTAGGGTCACAAAAGAAGTGTCGTTTGACGCGTATGCAATCGGAGCGAACTACGATTTCGACCGAGATGCGCTTGTGGCAGCGTGCAATGCACCGGGGCCGGCAACGCTAGTGCATCCATATCTTGGCACAATGACCGTGATGTGTCAGGCATGCAGGGTGACGGAAACTTCCGGCGAGGGAAACATTGCACGGCTGGCGTTGACATTCGTTGAAGCCGGCATGAACAATGCACCGGCGGTGGCAGTCGATCATCGAGCAAGCATGTTGCAGTCGCTGACGGCAGTTCGCAATGAGATCGCTCAATCGTTCGTGAATCGTTTCAGGATCTAACCATGGCGTTGCCAAGCTACATCGGACACGAAGCGGCGACAGTCGTTCGTGAAGCAGCCGCCGAGATAGGCGCACCAATCTCCGATGATTTGGTCTACCAGCCAGTGCGGTTGCCAACCGCTGTTGCAGAGGCGTTGGCGACAGTTTCCGACCGGAGCAGGGTCGAGGCACTGGCAATAACCGCGCTGGATGGTCTGCCGACTGTGCGACAAACAACTGCCAATCGCATTGTGCAAGCCGATAACCAGCAAGAGTTGACCAATCTCGTCCGTGCATCTGCAATCGTCCGTTTGATGGAGTTGGCGCTTGAAGCGACATTTGAGTCGCGCACGGATGCCGAGAACCTGCATGCGTTGCTGTACGAACTGATACAGGGAGTGAAGTTCGAAACCTATGATGCTGACTTGCTGGAAGCGTTGAACAACTTTGAAACAGCGATAACAGCATACATACGGGATGCAGTCAGTCAACTGCCGACCATAGTGTCGATCACGCCGTCAGAAGAGGTTCCCTCGATAGTTCTGTCATGGCAGCTGTATGGGTCGCTTGACGAAGCGGACGCGATCGCCGATCGCAACCGGCTGCCGAGGCCAGGGTTCGTTCCCGGGCGACCGGTGGACATAGTCCGGTGACGGCAATTCTATCCATTCAGGGTCGCAAGCTTTCCGGCTGGAAGTCCGTCAGCGTAACCAGATCGCTGGAACAGCTGTCTGGGAATTTCTCGCTTGGACTGACAGATCGAGACCCAACGACCATGCAGACATTCAGGGTGACGCCCGGCAATTCATGCAGCGTGGAAATTGCTGGCCACACAGTCATCACTGGATATGTCGATGCCGTCAGAGTGAACTACGACGCGGGCAACCACGAACTTGAAATTGTCGGTCGAGATGCAGCTGGCGATCTAGTTGATTGCTCGGCGGCGATTGAGCCGGGGGAATGGCTTGACACCGGCATCGAGGAGATCGCCAATGCATTGTGCGAACCGTTCGGCGTCACGGTGACCGTGACCGGCGATGCGGGCGACAACTTTGCAAAGTTCAGGATAGAGACTGGCGAGACTGTCTACGAAGCCATTGAGCGGCTTTGCAGGATGCGCGCCTTGCTGTCATGGTCGGATGGGATGGGAGGCATTGAGATTGGCAGTCCGGAGCGTTCGCAAGCCGGCGTGACGCTGCGGTTCGGCGAGAATATCTTGCGTGGAACCGGCGTAGCCAATTGGAGCGACAGGCATAGCGAGTACACTGTTTTGGCGCAACAGGTTGGCGGTGACGACATCGACCCAGAGGAGGCAGCGCACTTGTCAGCAACTGCCATGGACACCGCAGTGCAACGGCATCGACCGCTGGTTGTTGTTGCCGAGCAGGGTCTCGATAGAGCAGAGACGCAAAAGCGCGCCGAGTGGGAAGCCAGCGTGCGTTCGGCGCGTTCAAGACAGATCGTGTTGACCGTGCAAGGATGGCAAGAGTCCGGCAATGAGGGTCCGCTTTGGGACTTCGGACGGCAGGTCAGGGTAGAAGACGAGTGGCTTGGATTTGCAGGCAATTTACTAGTTGCAACGGTTGCATTCAGCCTGTCGGAAGCAGGGACTACGACACGGTTGACGCTTGCGCCAGCGGCGGCTTTCCAGCCGCAGCTTGAAGAGCAGGACGCACCGGCGACCGCCGCTGACGATGGCAGGAACTCCGATTGGTGGACAAGTTGATGCGACAATTGAAGCCGCTGGCTAACCGCGTCAAATTGGTTGTCGGCAAGGCAATAGTTCGTCTGATTGACGACCAAATGCGAATGCAAACCATGCAGGTTGAAGCACTGCGCGGCGAGGTTCTGGAGGGTTTGGAACGCTACCAACAATACGGTTTCAGTTCGCATCCGCACAAGAATTCGGAGGCGTTGATACTGGCGCTCAATGGCATGCGACAGCACAGTGTCATCGTTGCAGTTGACGACCGGCGATATCGCCTGACTGAGTTGGAGGAGGGCGAGGTTGCATTGTACACGGATCTCGATGGCACTGACGGACAGCGCATTGTGCTGAAACGAGATGGCAGCATCGAGATTGCAGCGTCCGGCAGTTCGATCACGGTTGCGAACGGCAACATCAATCTGGCTGCAAACTCGGTCACGATTGACAGCCGTTCGCTGACGCACAATGGCACGAACATCGGCAACACGCACACGCACGGCGGCGTCACGCCCGGTCGAGGCAGCACTAGCGGACCGCGATGAGATGGCAGACTTCTTGCTGACATTCGAGAACAACGCCGGCGATCTGGCAATCCGCAACGCGGACATTGCGCTAGACAGATCGCTTCGATCTGCAGTGTTGGTGTCACTGTTCACGGACGCAAGAGTTGAACCGGATGAACTGCCAGACGGCGAGACAGACCGCCGTGGATGGTGGGGCCAAGACTTCGAGGACGACCAAATCGGGATTGGCTCAAAACTGTGGACGCTGGCACGCTCCAAACGCACGAACGCAACGCTGTTGCAATACCAGTCATTTGCAATGGAGGCGTTGCAGTGGCTAGTCACCGATGGACATGTCCGCAGCGTGCAAGTGTCAGTCTCCAATCCGCGTTCGGACATTGTGCTGCTTGACATCGGCATCCAACTGCTCAATCAAGACCAAACAGAGTTTCAGTTCGAGGCCTAACAGACATGCCGTTCAACCGACCAACACTGCGAGACTTGATAGAACGCAACCGCTCGGCGATCGAGTCCGAACTGCAAGGAATTGACCCGCGCTTCCGATGGTCGGCAAGCGGCGCAATAGCAACCGCCAACAGCGGCGCACATCACGAGATGTTCGGCTTCTTGGCATGGATAGCCAGACAGGCATTCCCAGACACGGTTGAAGACGCTGAACTTGAACGGCAAGCGGCGCCGTGGGGCGTTCGGCGCATTGCAGCTCAATTCGCAACTGGCACATTGGCAGCGACCGGCGCAACTGGCACGGCGATACCAGCTGGTACACGCTGGCGGCGTGCTGACGGCATTGAGATCGAGGCATTGCAGGAAGTCCGGATTGCAGCTGGCACGGCAACCGTGTCGGCGCGTGCGGTGCTTGCTGGCGCAAACGGCAACACGATCGTTGACACGCAGTTCAATCTGGTTTCTCCAATTGCAGGCGTGGTTGCCAGAGCAAGAGCGTCAAGCGCATTCGCTGGCGGCGCCGACATCGAGACCGATGACAGCCTGCGCAACCGCTGGATACAGCGGCGCACAATGCCGCCGAGAGGAGGCACGAATTCGGACTATGTAGTATGGTCTCAATCCGGACATCCGGATGTGTCACGGTCATGGTCTAGACCGCTTGCGCGCGGTCTTGGAACTGTCGATGTGTACATCATGACGGATGACGCAACGGCAAACGGCATCCCGTCCAATGCAGTGGTTGCAACCGTTCAAGCCTACATCGATGGCCTAAGACCGGTAACGGCGGATGCACGAGTCATTGCGCCTGCGCCAGTCGAATTTGATGTGACGCTGTCAAGCGTGCGTCCGGACACGGATGCCGTGCGTGCGGCGATTGAAGCAGAGATTGCGGATCTCATATTGCGTGACAGCGAGCCGGGAGGCACCATACTCGTGTCTCGATTGCGGGAAGCAGTGTCAATAGCACAGGGCGAGATGGACCATGTGCTGTTGTCGCCAACCGCCGATGTGTCCGTGAATGCAAACCAAATCTCGGTGCATGGCACCGTGACCTTCCGGACTTGACATGCAGCCGCTAGGCATCGATGCATACCACCGGCAACTGTTGTCGCTGTTGCCACAAGGGCAAGCTTGGCCTAGGGAGGCTGGCACGGTCATATCGAGACTGTTGCGAGCGGAGGCAAGCCAGCTGGCAGAGATCGACCGCGTGGCGGTTGGCCTGCTCAATGAACTGCTACCAAACCTGACATTCGATCTGCTGACGGAATGGGAGCAGTCTGTAGGCTTGCCGGACGATTGCACCGATCTCGGTTCAACGATACAGCAACGGCGTGCAGCTGTTGTCAACAAAGTTGTTTCTCGGCTTGACACCAACACGGCTACATACGAACGCATTGGCAGCGAGTTCGGAGTCGACATCACGGTTGACGAGCATGACCAGACGCGTGCGGCAACCGACAGCGTGATGGACACATCCGGCGGTCGCTGGCGGCATGTGTGGTGG